TCAGTTGACCTTATGTTTTTTATTTTGCCTTATTTTTGCCACAATTTACAATTTTTAAGGTTTTTACAAGCAAGAGCTTGAGCAGGATTCATAAACGTAGTAGGGTAAGAATTACAATGGATGCACTAAGGGGACCCGTAGAAAAAGAGCTAATGACTCTTGAAGAGCTTCGTGTCGAAGTAGAAAAAAAATGGATTAAACACATAAAGTTGTGTCAGGACAATTTTCTATATTTTGTTCAGGAGGTTTGGCCTGATATTATTATGAGAAAAGAAAAGGACCCAAGTAAATATGGGCACCATCAAATAATGGCGTCAGAGTTTACTAAAATAGCTTCACAGAAAAAAGGAAGGCTCATAGTAAATATGCCTCCACGTCATACTAAGTCTGAATTTGCTTCTGTTTATTTTCCAGCTTGGATGATAGGGAAGTTTCCAAAATTAAAGTTAATGCAAGTTACACACAATGCTGAACTGTCTTCTAGGTTTGGTGCAAAGATTAGAAACTTGATAGATTCAAAAGAATATAAACAAATCTTTGGTGATGTGAGATTACGAGAAGATTCTAAAGCAAAAGGTAGATGGGAGACTAATCACGGTGGTGAATACTTTGCTGCCGGTGTTGGCGGAGCAATTACTGGTCGTGGTGCGGACTTGTTGATTATTGATGATCCACATACAGAACAAGACTCATTATCTAAAAGTGCAATGGAAAGGACCCATGAATGGTATTCATCAGGACCCAGACAACGTTTGCAACCAGGAGGCTCAATTGTATTAGTTATGACTCGTTGGGCAGAAAATGATTTAACAGGGATGTTAATCAAAGGACAAAAAGAAGTTAAAGCCGATAAGTGGAAAGTAATATCGTTTCCAGCAATACTTCCAAGCGGTGATCCATTGTGGCCAGAGTATTGGACGTTAGAAGAACTAGAAAGAGTAAAAGCAACCATACCAGTTCGTAACTGGTCATCTCAATATATGCAGGACCCAACTTCAGAAGAAGGTGCAATTATTAAACGTGAATGGTGGAAAACATGGAAAAAAGGTTCAATACCAAATCTTATGCATGTTATACAAAGTTATGATACTGCGTTTAGTAAAAAAGAAACTGCAGATTATTCTGCTATTACAACTTGGGGTATATTTTATCCAGTAGAAGGTGGAGCTGCAAATATGATTTTGTTAGATGCTATGAAAGGTAAATATGATTTTCCAGAACTTAAAGCAGTTGCAATGGATCAATATAAATACTGGGAACCTGAAACAGTTATTATTGAAGCGAAAGCTTCTGGTGAGCCTTTAACCCATGAATTTAGACGTATGGGTATTCCTGTTATTCCTTTTACTCCATCAAGAGGAAAAGATAAGCATACCAGAGTAAATGCGTGTGCGCCGATATTTGAATCAGGAACTATTTGGTATCCAGAGGGTGAACATTATGCTGAAGAAGTTATTGAGGAATGTGCATCATTTCCTCATGGAGAATATGATGACTATGTTGATAGTATGACTCAGGCTGTGTTAAGATATAGACAGGGTAGCTTTATTGAAACGAGTTCAGATTATAAAGATTCGTTAGATAGACCTGTAAAAGAATATAAATATTATTAAAAGGATTTTAAATGTCAGAAAGATTTAAACCAATAAAACCATTACCAGAAGATTCTATGGGAGAAAAGGACCCAACAGAAAAAATGGTTGAAGAAGCAAAAAAAACTCCAAAAGATGCAATGAAAAGAGCAGGCAAGAAAAAAGGAGGCTCTATTAAAAAAGTTAGCTTAGGTGCTTTAATTGGAATTGGTGCAGATAATCTTTTAAAAAAATCTGAAACAGCTAGAAGCCTTACAAAAAATTTAGGTATTGGTGGAAATCTTTTAGGTTCTTATTATGATAAAAAATCAGACACTAAAGATAAAGCAACAGGTGCTCAACAAACACAACAAGTAACAGCAAAACGAATGGGTGGCGAAGTCGTAATAGGTAAAGGAAAAGATTACATTAAGAATTTATTATAATGGCTGATAAAAAGAAAACAAAAAAATCTTCTTGGCAAACTGTAGAAGAATATCAAGCTGAAAAACTAAAAGATATATCAGGTGCTGCAATTAGTGAGTCTGAATTAGATCGGTTAAATAAAATTTCTAAAGACAGAAAAGAATCTTACACAAGTCGTAATGAATTCAAACCAGGTTTTTATGATCAAAAAGATAAACCTCCTATTACTGCAGAAACAATGTATGGCAAAGGAACAACTAGAACTTTAGAATATCCAACAGTTGATCCAGATACTTCTATGATGATGAATAGAAAAAAAGGTGGAATGACTAAAGGCCAAAAGAAAGTTAGCAAAGTCATGAAAGAATTTAAAGCAGGCAAACTACATTCAGGAAAAAAAGGACCCGTTGTAAAAAATCCTAAACAAGCAATCGCTATTGCCCTATCAGAAGCTGGAATGTCTAAGCCAAAAGAAATGTCCGGAGGAGGAGAAGTTTCTGAATATGTATCTGATTTAATAGGACCTACTACTGTAACACCAAGAGTGGAAGGTGGTACTCGTCAAGAAAGCGGAGCAATAATTCAAGACAAAGGTGTAGGAATTAATATAGGAGGTAAATTTGGAAATATAGATATTAGTAAAAAAGAAGAAAAAATTAAATTTGCTGGCGGTGAACAAAAAATAGATAGTACAACTGGAGCATATCGAAAAAAATTTGAAAGTGGTTTTGGAATAGAAGGTTCTATTACTAAAAGATCTCTAGAAGGTGGTAGAAAACAAACGGATAAAAGAGCTACAATCTCATATGAAAAAACTTTTCGTAAAGGTGGGGCTGTAGAGATTGGTAAAGGCAGAGATTACATAAAAGATTTATTGTAATGCCAAAAAATTTTAAAGTTAAAAAAGCATTTGTTGGTTCTTTAATACAAAAAATTTTTAATCAATTAGGAGCAAAAGGTGCAAGAGACTTACCAGAACAATATTACAATATGAATTTAACTGCACCACAATTAAAAGCTTTAGGTGTGCCTAAAGTTGAAGGTTTAGATATTAACATCATGGATGCTAGTAAAGTTAAAACAATGAATACTGGCGGATCTATAGAGATTGGAAAAGGTAAGGATTACATTAAGGATTTACTATAAGATATAGTCCTCATTACTATTGCATGGTAAAATAATCCTGTTATAACAACAAGGAGATAATTATCATGAAAAAATCATTACGAAACTTAGCTAAAGTTGCGGCCGGTTTAGGTGCTGCATATGCTTTAACTAAGATGGGTAAATCTGAGCCATCAGAGGCTGATAGCTTAAGAATGCAAAATCAAGCTGAACAAGAAGATGCTTCAAGAGCAGCGTTTGCAAAAAAAAATGCAAGGATATCAGACGCACAAAGAATGGCTAATCAAGCAGCACAAGAAGACGCCTCAAGAGCTGCGTTTGCTCAAGCAAATAAAGCTAGTCCAGTAAGTTTAAATCCTAAGACAGGTATATATGGAGAGCCTGGTTCAGTAGAAGGTTTTAGAGCAGCAGAAGAAGCAAGAAGATCTAAAATTTTTGGAACAGGAGCAAGAGAAATAGATCCAGGTAGCCCTAGAGCAAAACTAGCAGCAAGATTAAATAGATCTAAAGGCGGATCTGTGATAGCAAGAGGAAACAAATTAGCAAGAAGTAAACCGACTAAACTTTTTTAAATGGCTGAAGTCGACAAAAACAATGAACTCCCACAAGAGGAAGTTGTTGAGAACGAAATTGATATAGAGTTACCACCTGAAGAAGGTATCGTAGAAGAAGCAGCTGAAGCTATTTCTGATGAGTTAGACTTTTATAAAAATTTAGCCGAAGATATGGATGAAAGATCTTTAGCTCGTTTGTCGTCACAATTAATTTCTGATTATAAAAAAGATAGAGTCTCAAGAGCAGATTGGGAACAAACCTATGTTCAAGGATTAGATCTTTTAGGATTTAAGTACAGAGATCAAACAAGACCATTTCAAGGAGCAACCGGTGTTACACATCCTTTACTTGCAGAATCTGTTACACAATTTCAAGCACAAGCCTATAAAGAATTATTACCATCTGAAGGTCCTGTAAGAACACAAGTTGTAGGATTAGAAACACCAGAAATTTTACAACAAGCAGAACGTGTTAAGGATTTTATGAATTATATGTTGATGGAAGAAATGGAAGAGTATACTCCAGACTTTGATCAATTATTATTTTATTTACCTTTATCAGGATCTTCATTTAAAAAAGTTTATTATGATGAGATTATGCAAAGAGCGGTATCTAAGTTTGTACCAGCAGATGATTTAATTGTTCCTTACTATGCGACAGATTTAAAAGATTGTGAACGTATTACACATGTCATTAGAATGTCAGAAAATGATGTTATTAAAAAACAAAAATCTGGATTTTATAGAGATGTAGAATTAATTCCTAAACAAGCAGAACAAACTGCTATACAACAAAAGCTTTCTGAAATTGAAGGGGTTAAACCATCAGGAGAAATTGAAAATCAATTTAACATTTTAGAAATGCATGTTGATTTAGACTTAGAAGAATTTGAAAATATAGATAAAAAAGACCAAAAAGATATTAGAGTTCCATACATTGTATCAATAGATGAAGGCTCACAAGAGATTTTATCTATTTATAGAAACTATGATCCTGAAGATGAGCTAATGAGACGTAAAGAATACTTTGTTCACTTCAAATTTTTACCAGGTTTAGGCTTTTATGGCTTTGGATTAATACATATGATTGGTGGATTATCACGATCTGCTACATCTTCATTAAGACAATTACTAGATGCTGGTACTTTAGCTAACTTACCAGCAGGATTTAAGTCACGAGGCATAAGAATTCGTGATGATGATCAACCTTTTCAACCAGGAGAGTTCAGAGATGTTGATGCGCCAGGTGGAAATATCAGAGATCAGTTCCAACTTTTACCTTTTAAAGAGCCAAGTCAAACATTATTTCAACTTTTAGGCTTTGTTGTACAAGCTGGACAGCGTTTTGCATCAATTGCAGACATGCAAGTAGGTGATGGTAACCAACAAGCAGCAGTTGGAACAACAATTGCACTGTTAGAACGTGGTTCGAGAGTCATGAGTGCTATTCACAAGCGTTGTTACTACGCAATGAAACAAGAATTTAGAATTTTAGCAGAAGTTTTTGCAGATTATTTACCTCCAATGTACCCTTATGCAGTTTATGGCGCTGATAGAATGGTAAAAGTACAAGATTTTGATGATAGGGTTGATGTAATTCCAGTTGCAGACCCAAATATTTTCTCAATGTCACAAAGAGTGACACTTGCAAACGAAAATTTGAAGATTGCAGCCTCTGCTCCACAGCTTCACAACTTAAGAGAGGCTTATAGACGAGTTTATGAAGCATTGGGTACAAGACAAATTGATAATATCTTACTTCCAGAGAAACAACCTGTACCAGAAGACCCGGCAACAGAAAATTCTAAGGCTCTTCGTATGGAATTGTTAAAAGTTTTCCCAGATCAAGACCATGTATCTCATGCTGCAGCACATGCAACCTTTATTCAAAGCAGAATGGTGCAAATGAACCCAATGGTGTATGCTTTACTACAAGGACACATATCAGACCACATTGCATTTCAAGCACATGGTGAAGTTGGAGCATTTTTAGTGCAAGATCCTAATATGGTTCAGATGAAACAACTTGATCCTGCTGGTTATGAAGTACAATTCAACTCAATGGTTGCAAAA